CCACAGAAATTGACGCAACAGGTTTAGTTACTGTAGCTGACACTTCTACCCTTGCCGATGGCGATGTAGTAACCATAACTGTGGTAACAGGTTCAAGCAAGGATACCACCCATAGTACATCTGGTATCAGCATCCAGGGCCAATCTTATTTCATCCAAATAGCAAGTGCAACAAGCTTTAAACTGGTACGTAATTATAATGATATCAACACCCGCGATGCGGCTACTTTTTCGGGCACATCAACCGCTGCTACCGTAAGCTACATCAACGCAAGTAATGTGCTATCCGTACTAACCAGCGTTTATTCTCAACTTGATCCCGCCGACCGTAGCCAGGATGACTTCAACCTGCAAATACCATTACATGTAGGCTACGCTTATGCACAGGCACAAGCCAATAAAGCAGTAAACGTTTTAAACGCCTTTACCGATCCTAAGAAAATGGATTACCTGGGCGTACCCTTACAGTTAATGAACCACTGGCAGGCTAACACCATATTAGGTGCCCGTTCATCCAACCTGTTCTTAGGTGTCGACCTGTTGGGCGATGAATCACAACTTTCCACAGTCTACATGCAGCCCTATACCAATGATAACGTTGTCCGTATGAAGGCCCGCATGAAAGCCGCCGTAAACTTCAAATTCGCTAACGAGATATTTTACTTGTCAGCTTAACTATTGAGTGATTGACTGAATGAGTGAGTTAGAAAGATTCACCTTCATGACAAGCCATTCACTCAATCACTAATTCACTCAATCACTAAATAAAAACTATGTCAATTTACAATAAAATAAACGCAGGCTTCGCTCTCGGAGTAGACGAACCTACAACTGCCGGTATAGAGGATGTGATCTACATCTTTAACCAGGATGATTTCACCCTAACGTATGACACCACCAATCCGCTGATAGTTACAGGTATTACTGCCGTAAGTTCAGCCAATATCTACCAGTTCCAGGGTACAAACAATAGTTTTAACACTACTTCAAAACTGGCTAAAACTTCTGTCGGCCCGCGTTATACCGAAGAAATAGATTTTAACGTCGCTGGAATTTCTGTCGATATTAAAACACAACTTCAGGCAATGGGCTACGGGCGCGTTTGCGCTATCGCGGTAAATAACTACAACTCAAGCGATTCAGCTATCGAATTATTCGGTGCCGTAAACGGCCTGATATTAACCGACGCCGAACGCAGCGCAGCCGATGATACCGTGGATGGTGGCTACAAATTAAAATTAACCAACCCCGATAAACTAAGGGAACCATACCCACCCCGCGCAGTATCCATAGCACCAACCAGCGGCCCGGCAACCTTCGCCAGCACAATGGCAGCTATTGAGGCGTTGTTGGCTTCTTAGTTCATAGGCAATGGTTCATAGTTGATGGTTTAATTCAACTATGAACATCCTAAAGCACTATAAACTATGAACCATCAACTATGAACTACCTAATGACTACAAAGAAATATATCCTAAAACCCGGCAGGCACCAATTTGTACCAGGTTCAGCGGCAATCCATCATAACGATAACACAACTGATGAAGAAGCTGAATGGTACCTAAGAAAATACCCGCATATAGCATCCCTCTTTGGTATTGTATCCGAAGAATCAGATCCTGCCTCCCGGGTGTCAGGTGAAGAATCCTTCAAACTGATCGGTGAAATCACGCCTATAGAATCGGTGGAATTATTCTCACCAATCGGTGAAATCACAAAACAAATAACATGAAAACCTACCTCCCACAAATTGAACGCCGCATATTAGTAAGGCCGAACCAAACCTTCGGCATACTCAATTACGATATGGATAATGCCTATCCGCAACGTATGCTGGAGTTAGTTGCCGGTTCGCCTACTGCTAAAGACTGCTGGAACAAACGCGCGAAATTCATCGCCGGTAATGGTTTCGAGGAAAAGGATTTAGGCAAACAAATTGTTAACGAAAAAGGCTTAACACTTGCCAAACTCTTAAAAGCCATTGCTACCGATAAAGCGCTGTTCACCGGATTTGGTATCCATATAAACTACAACGCTAATTATAAAATAGCCTCAGTAAACTATATAAGGTATGAGGATATCCGCATGGGTGATACGGACGAACCGGATACAGCCGATAAGTACGCCATTTATTGCGATTGGGGCCGAAAAACCTGGAAAAATATTATGCGCGGCAAAATCACTTTCCTTGATAAATATGATCCTGCCCCCGCAGTAATCAAGCAACAGGTGATCGATGCAAGCGGATGGGATAATTATAAAGGCCAGCTTTTTTATTTCAATTCCGAAGTAGATGATTATCCCTTGATAGAGGCCGATAGCGTTTGGGAGGATTTTGAGACCGAGGCAGGTATCAAAATATTCAATAATCGCGAAGTAACTACCGGTTTCCTGCCTTCAACCATGCTATTTATGCAGGCCCGTCGCGAGGAAGCCGATAACAGTCGGCCCAACAGTGACGACCAGCATTATTACAACATGCCTTCGCAGTTAGAGAAAGACCTCGGCTCGTTCCAGGGAACTAAAAGCTCGCAAAAGATCATCGTTATTGAATACGAGGATCAAAATTCCAAACCTGAATTTCAGCCCTATGCCATCCAGAATAACGACAAACTATTTGAAACTACCGAGAAATCAGTTGAAGCGCGCATCATCAAGGGTTTCTCAATTCCCAAGGAACTGATCAATTCTGATAAAACATCCGGACTAAGCAATGGCAGCGAGAAGAAAGAAGCGATAAAAGAATTCAACGATAATACAGCAGCCGACAGGCTCGAGCTTTCCGAAACATTCGCCGAAATATTCGGTCGGTTTTATACCAATATCAATCCATCAGCTAACTGGAACATCATTCCCGTTCCGGCCAATGTCGCTGACGACAATGCAGGCATCACAGCCGGCAAAAGCATTAATGAATTGCTGATCGCTAACATCCCCGCTGAAAATAAAATAGCAGTACTCATCTACGCCTACGGCTTCAAACAAGCTGAAGCGGAAGCAATGACAGGATCAGTGAATGGATGAGGTGCATTAAGCAAATCTGTGCTTCAAAACATTCACTCAATCACTAATTCACTCAATCACTAATTAATATGTCCCAAATCTACCTGATCGACCAGATCACATTTCAGAATTACGAGGATCTTTCTGTAAATATAAAGCCCGAACGTATCAAAGTATTCGTTAAAAAAGCCCAGGAACTCGACCTTAAACCCTTTTTGGGTTACGCGTTGTATTATGACTTTATCCAATATTTCAATACCTATGGCACCTTGCAGGACAACACCCCGCAACCATACAAAGACCTGCTAAACGGCTCCGAATACCTCGACCAATACGGTCACGTAGTGCTATATGAAGGTCTGTTACCGATGTTGGTATATTTCACATTTGCCCGCTTTATTGAGGCTGACGCGATACACTACACCGCCACAGGACCTATCATCAAGCACCATGATAACGGCGATACGCTCTCTCCACAGGAGATCACCAAACTGGTACAACAACAACGCAGCGTAGCAAACGCCCATGCCAATGAGGTCGAAAAGTTTTTGTGGGACAACCGGGCCGATTTCCCGCTTTGGTATTATAACGATAAAAACCGCAGCGCCCGCCAGTCCGGCCCGCGCATCAGGGGGATCGATAAAACAGATTTTAATTATCCAGGCGATAGCTATAGCCAAAACAATGGCTATTTACCGCTCAATGAATTTTTAAACTAATGGCAGATAAAACAATAAGCGAATTACCCGTAGCATCCGCTATCGGCGCGACTGATATATCCGTATTGGTCAGCAATAACGTTGATTACCAGTTTGATTTCACGCTTTTGCTGCAATTCATAACAGCAAACCTCACTACGGGAGTAGCAATTACTTTCGGCACCAGCGTACCACAAAACACAGCCGGTAAAAATGGCGATATATTTATAAAAACTGATACCGCCGCATTTTACCAAAAGCTAAACGGAACCTGGACATTATCCTATACCATCCCCGCAAGCACCGCCACAGGCAGCGAATTACTTTACGGACTTGGTGTACCCGGCAGTGTAATTGGTGCCGATGGCGATAGTTACATCGACACTTCGACAGGCATCTTCTATTTGCGGACTTCCGGCACCTGGGCACAGGTATTCTCCATGCAAACCGGCCCGCAAGGCCCGCAGGGAACAGCCGGCACCAATGGCACCAACGGAACAAACGGCAACACAATTTTAAGTGGAACAACCAACCCCTCAAACCTTACCGATGGGGTAAACGGTGATTATTACCTAAACCTGTCGACTTATTATCTCTTCGGACCAAAAGCAGCCGGGGTTTGGCCTGCCGGTATCAGCCTGATAACATCCATAAGTCCCGATACCTACAACCAACCGTTTACAGCTGTAACCGGGCTGACTATTAACTGGCAAACCGATATCATAACAGGCACGGCGACCTATGCCGCCTTCTTAGGCAATAGCCTCTTTCAACGACCGACGGTTTATACCGAAACAGCAAACACCGACGGCACTTTTACCGAAACCGCTATTGACTACAACTTGGCTATCACCTTAAGCGCCGATAAAAGCCAAATCCTAACCGTAATTTTTGATTGGGGAACATCCCAAACAGGCACTATATCTTTTTAACATGAAAAAATACATCCTTACATTTTTATTGATCCTGGCCGCACTAATTTCGTTCGCCCAGTCCGATCCGGCACCAACGCCGCCGGTTAGTCCTGTATCCATCCAGGGTTTTGCAAAGATCACCGGGGTAGATACCGTCCACACCGCCTATCAATCCGGTTTCGGGTTTATCGATATCGCCGGCCGCAGCTGGACAAAAAAGAATTTTACAGCATTATTAGTCCCCACCTCGGTTAAAACAGCAAACTACACGGCTGCCGTACATGATTTTGTCCCCGTTAACACCACATCCGGTTCAATTACCATCACTTTACCAACCGCGCCTACGGATAAATCTTTGATAGCCATTAAGCTCATCATCCAGGGCGGGACAAATACCGTTACCATCAATTCCGGTGGTACCGATGTTTTTAATAAAGCCGGTGGATCAACATCCATCACCTTAAAAACACTAAACCAGGGCGTAATCCTCCAATATTCATCAACAGGTATCTGGTATGTTTTGTCGGATGATTTGCCTCTTTCCAGTTTGGATCTGCGTTATGTGAATAGCCTTACCACATCCGCTGGTAGCACTCCAACTTTGGTAAATGGTGTACTTAACATACCACCTGTCAGCAGCAGTAGCGGAACAGTAACCAGCGTTTCATCAGCCAACTCCGATATCAGCATAGCTACCGGCACCACAACGCCTGTCTTAACCGTAAATAGTGGCACAGGTGCCAACCAAATAGTAAAACGCGACGGCAGCGGAAACCTCAATGCAACAACCGTAACCACCAATGCCAATCTCACCGGCCCGGTAACCAGCGTAGGCAATGCCACTACCATAAACAATATCAATGGCATAACCCCGTCATATTATGATCCAACCAGTAGCATTCAAACCCAATTAAATGCTAAACAGTCTGCATTAAGCCTCACCACAACAGGCACAGGTTCAGCCACGCTTACCGGTTCTACATTAAACATCCCTACCCCGGTTACTTCAACCGTTGCCAATCCAACGGCATTGGTTGGTCTAACAGCAATCAACGGTTCAGCAACCACATCCGTACGCAGCGATGGTGCACCTGCCATCAACCAGGCCATTACACCCAACTGGACTGGCCTGCACACCTACACCCAAACCGGTTTAGGTTCCACATTATCAGATGCTGTGCTACTACAAAACACTACCGCTGCCATATCCGGCACCAGCCAAAGCTCGCCTGCCACGCATTGGAAAGGCAATGTGTGGTCAACTTCCTCGTCTGCCAGTA